AATTGCAGAGTTAGAAGAATTGCTTGGTATTAACAGTACCGATGATAGCCCTAATGATCAACAACTCAGTGGTCGAAGAAATAGTGTAGGTCTTCCTGTAGAAATTGATGCTGAAATTGACGGGATTCCAAACTCTGTTTTACCTATACAAGCGTGGCAAGGAAAAACACCACAAAATGCATATAGATTAGTGCGTAATTACGTTGAAAGAGACAGTCTAAATAATAGTCAAATGGTGTATATTGTACAAAGATGGGTTACTAACTCACAAAAAAGATTTAGTCAGTGGTATGATGAATTTAAAGACGCTCTCGGTGAAGCAAGACAAGAAGATGATTTTGAAGAAAATTATCGTGAATGGCAAAATTGTGTTACTTGGATTTTTTTAATGAACGCTATTTTAAGAAGACATCCAGATTATAACGGAGCAGGTACTTCACCTACATCATATGGCAGTGGTGCATACAGAAGAATTGGTCCCGAAGTGTATAGAGACTTTTTAAAAGCATTTAATCTTGATGGTGTTTTTAATCTAAATGACGCCGGCGAAGATCCTGGAGGAGCTTAAATGAAAGTTTTAGATATTGTATTAGAACAAGAAGCACCACAAATAAATTCATTAGAGGATCTTAAATCTGCATTTGAGCCAAACGAGTGGTATAATATTGTAGTATTTCTCAATTACAACGATCTTCAAAGAGAATTTACACGTTCTGCAAGAGAAGAAAGAATCTATCAAATTATTAATCGATTTGGTCCTCAATCTACATACCGTGATCCTAGTAGCTGGGCGAGATATGCTAGATCATTTAATATGTCTCCTCCACAATATAATGTAACCTGGCAAGACATTTACAATTTTTTAGCCCCTCACAAAGACAAAAATGTTGATGTCGGCGGCGCAGATCGAGACCCAGCAGGTCCTGACGTACCAAGAGACAGTTACGATGCAATAATTCGAGGATTTTTTGACACACCAACTGAATTTAGAAATTCAGCTGAGCTAGAAAGATATGCTACAAGTGTATTAGAAAAACTAAGATACGAGTTAAACGACACAGCACATACAAAAAAACCTGAAGAATCAAATGTGTCATATTTTAATCAAATATTAGCACAAAACGAACCGGGACAAGAACCACCACCAGCAGGTCAGGCACCTAATAATAGATGGACAGTATCGTGGAATACTGTTGTTCTTAGAAATCCTAATTGGGAATTTCCAGTTTCAAAAACACAAGTTGATAATGCTATTATTGGCTGGCATAGACCCCTTATCGATGCTGTAGTTGCTTATATGCAAGGTGGAGCCGCTGGCGGCGATAGTTCCCTACCAGATTTAGATTAAATTCTTCTTGACTTTTATCTAAAATTATCATATAATAACTACTAACTTATAACCCTAAGGAGGAAACTATGGGATCTCGTACCTACGGCGCTGAAGAAAAGGCCAAACTAGAAAGACTTGTTCGCGAAGGCGTAACAGTATTACAAGAAGTAGAAGATTTAAACACAGGCTTAAAAGAAACTGTAAAGGCTGTTGCAGAAGAACTAGATATTAAACCCAGTCTTATTAACAAAGCAATTAAGATTGCACAGAAACGTGACTGGGACGCTCACGCAGATGCGTATGATGACTTGGAAACACTTATTACAACACTAGGTTATGACAAGTAACATATGCAACGTATAAAAGATTTTTGGCTACACAGTTACGAAACTGACAAAACAGCGTTCTTTTTCGAACTAATAAGTTTTGTTTTTACTGTGGGTGCTAGTTTAACCTTAGCACTTACAGCAGATGCTCCCGATATGCGGTATGTGTATCCAGGCTTTTTTATAGGTTCGTGGACGGCTGTTTATGCTTATTATAGACGTAAACTTGCTTGGCCAATGCTATTAACAACCTATTTTGGATTTGTAAATATATTTGGATTTGGAGTAGCAATGCAATGGTGGTGAATGATGTTTTTCCAACACCAATAGTAATATCAAATTTTGATGGAGATCTTGCTTCATTGCAGGATACTATTATTAAATGTTCAAATGATCTTACTAAAAATGTAGGCAATCACGTATCCAAAAATACATATGTACTAAACTTAAAAGAGTTTTCACACATTAAATCTTGGATTGATGAGCAAGTAAACAAATACTACGATGAAATTTTAGGAATTGACACTACTGTTGTTGCTCCTTATGTAACACAAAGTTGGTTAACCTTTACAAACCCTAACGATTTTCATCATCAACATCGTCACTCAAACAGTCTAGTTAGTGGAGTATTTTATATTAATGCAACTGAAGAATTTGATAGTATAGTGTTTCATAAAGATACTTTTAAACAAATTGATATTTTACCAACAAAACACTCTATATACAACTCAAATGTTTTTGTATCAAAGGTAAAATCAGGAATGCTGGTAATGTTTCCTTCCGATTTACTTCACGAAGTTGATACAGCAAAAGGGGATTATACAAGAATAAGCCTTGCATTTAATACGTTTGTAAAAGGTGAAATTGGTTATGAATCCGGTTTGACATCTTTAAAATTGAATGTATAATAAGTATTATTACGCTCAAAGACAATAGTCGAGCAAGTATGAAGGTTAAGTTGGCCATAAGCAACGAAGGAGAATTGAATGCCATATGTTGATGCGATGTTTGATCGTGATCAAGACATTATACGTGTCGTAGAGCGCCGTGACGGTAAAAGACACTATACAGAATACCCCGCAAAATATACGTTTTATTACGAGGATCCTCGCGGCAAGTACAAGAGTGTGTACGGTGATCCACTAAGTCGTATTGTATGTAAGAACACAAAAGACTTTCGCAAAGAAGTTGCTATTAACAAAGGCAAGAATCTTTTTGAAAGCGATATCAATCCAATCTTCCAGTGTTTGAGTGAGAACTATCTCAACCAAGACGCACCAAAACTAAACATATTGTTTTGGGATATTGAGACGGACTTTGATCCGGAGCGTGGCTTTGCTCCAGTTGAAGATCCGTTTATGCCAATCACTGCTATTACAGTTTGTATGCAATGGTTAGACAGTGCGTTGATTACACTTGCTGTTCCGCCTAAAGGTATGAAACACGAAGATGCTGTTGCTATGTGTAAAGAACGCTGGGGTGACGAAGTAATACTGTTTACCAACGACGAAGAAGGCAATGGTGAAAAGCAAATGCTTCTTGCATTCTTAGATTTGTTAGAAGATGCTGATGTTCAAAGCGGCTGGAACTCAGAAGGTTATGATGTTCCGTATACTGTAAATCGTATGCAACGTGTACTAAGCAAAGATGATACGAGACGTTTTTGTTTGTGGGGGCAGATGCCTAAAAAACGTGAGTATGAGAAGTTTGGACGACAATCAGAAACATACGACTTTGTAGGTCGTGTGCATTTGGACAGCCTAGAACTTTACCGCAAGTACACATATGAAGAACGCCACACTTATCGACTAGATGCTATTGGCGAACTGGAAGTAGGCGAAAACAAAACAGTCTATGAAGGTACACTTGATCAGTTATACAACAATGACTTTGAAACGTTTATTGAATATAACAGACAGGACGTTGCACTACTTGATAAACTAGACAAGAAACTACGCTTTATTGACTTGTCAAATGAACTAGCACACGCAAATACTGTTTTGCTACAGACCACAATGGGTGCTGTTGCTGTTACAGAACAAGCAATTATTAACGAAGCACATCACAGAGGACTGCAAGTTCCAAACCGTCCAAAACGTGATGATGAAAACACACAAGCCGCAGGTGCGTATGTTGCGTTTCCTAAGAAAGGCTTGCACAAGTACATTGGCTCAATGGACTTGAACTCACTGTATCCAAGTGTGATTCGTGCATTGAATATGGCTCCAGAAACTATCGTAGGACAGATACGTCCTGAGATTTCAGATGCTCGTGTACACGAAGATATGACTCTAAAGAAAAAATCTTTCGCAGGCAGTTGGGAAGGTCGCTTTGCTACAGAAGAATACGAAGCAGTAATGGAGAAAAAGAAAGATATTGCTCTTACTGTTGATTGGGAAGATGGACGTACAGATGTATTATCAGGTGCAGAAATTTATCAACTTATATATGATTCACATATGCCGTGGATGCTAAGTGCTAACGGCACAATTTTTACTACAGAATTTGAAGGAGTGATACCTGGTATCTTAAAACGCTGGTATGCAGAAAGAAAAGACTTACAGAAACAACTTAAGAAAGCAAAAGAAGCAGGCAATGCTATTGAGACTGCATTTTGGGACAAGCGACAACTTGTTAAGAAGATTAATCTTAACTCTCTTTACGGGGCCATTCTTAATCCTGGTTGTAGATTTTTTGACAAAAGGATAGGACAGTCAACTACACTTACAGGTAGACAGATTGTTAAACATATGAGTGCCGAAGTTAACAAAACTATTACAGGTGAATATGATCACGTAGGTAAAAGTGTTATCTACGGTGACACTGACTCTGTATACTTTAGTGCTTGGCCTGTGCTTAAAGACGATGTTGAAAGTGGCAAACTTGAGTGGAATATTGATAAGTGTATTACACTTTACGATCAGGTGTGTGAACAAGCAAATACAACGTTCCCAGACTTTATGGCACAAGCATTTCATTGTCCTAAAACACGTTCAGATGTTATTGCGGCAGGTAGAGAGATTGTTGCACAAAGCGGATTATATATTACTAAGAAACGTTATGCGGCACTTGTAACAGACTTAGAAGGTTTCCGTACAGACGTAGACGGCAAACCTGGTAAAGTAAAAGCAATGGGCTTAGACCTAAGACGTTCAGATACTCCTGTGTTTATGCAAGAATTTTTAAGTGAACTTTTGCTTATGGTGCTTACAGACAAAGAAGAAAAAGAAGTACTAGAACGTATTACAGAATTCCGTAAGGAGTTTAAAGACCGTCCTGGTTATGAAAAAGGCTCGCCTAAACGTGCTAACAAAATTGGTCATTACCAACGCTTAGAACAAAAGCAAGGCAAGGCTAATATGCCAGGACACGTAAGAGCAAGCATCAACTGGAATACACTAAAACGTATGAACGGTGACAAATACTCACAAGAAATCGTTGATGGTATGAAAGTTATTGTTTGTAAATTAAAACAAAACCCATTAGGTTATACAAGTGTCGCTTATCCAACAGATGAGCTTAGACTACCTGATTGGTTTAAAGAACTTCCATTTGACGGAGATGCAATGGAAGAAACTATTATTGATAACAAGTTAGACAATCTTATTGGTGTATTGAATTATGACTTAGAAGATACTAAGCAAAATACTACATTCAATAGTTTGTTCGACTTTGGAGACTAATATGGAAATAGAAGTAAAGGTTTTGCTCGATACTGAAAAGAAACGAGACCTTGATATGGTTGAAGAATTGCTTTTTCAACTTCAAGATGTCCGTGAATTGTTAGAAGAGCGTGAAGAAAACCTAAATAACAATAGTAACAACAAAAGGAGAAAGTAAATGAAGGTAGGATTCACGTGTAGTTCTTTTGATTTACTACACGCAGGACATATTGCTATGTTACGTGAATGTAAAGAAAACTGCGACTATTTAGTTTGCGGGTTAAATATTAGCCCTTTTAAAAACGGAAGATATCCTGTACAAAGTGTAACAGAAAGATATATGCAACTTGAAGCAGTTAAGTATGTAGACCGTATTATTCCTTATAGTAGTGAAGAAGAACTAATTGAATTACTACTTGTTGTAGATCCTGACGTAAGATTTATTGGAGAAGATTATCAAGGAAAGCCATTTACTGGAAGTGAGCTAGACATAGAAATTTTTTATAATTCACGTAAGCATAATTATTCAAGCAGTGGATTGAAAAAAGCAGTTATCAAAAATCAACAGACAGTTCCGTTATCTGGAAAGACTATAAAAGACAATGAAGTGTATACTGTTGTAGATAATACAGATCTAAATGCTCTCACAGTTAGTACAACTACACTACATCCTGGGCAAGAAACAAGCGGACATAGTCATCCAGGAATTGAAGAAGTATATACATTCTTAAGTGGCAGTGGCGTTATGCAAATTGATGAAGAAGAAACTCCAGCACAAAAAGGTGATACATTTACTATCCCAGATGGTGCTTTTCATAAAGTTTATAATAACAGTAATGATGAAGATTTATTGTTTATATGCGTATTTAATAAAAGGCGTAGTCACTAATGAATATTCTAATTACAGGTCACAAAGGATTTATCGGTTCTCGGTTATCAGCAGAACTTAGTAAAATTCATAAAGTAATTGGTATCGACAAAATCGACGGTGATGACCTACTGTATTGTGAATTTCCGAATGTAGACTTTGATCTTATTATTCATTTAGCAGGACGAAGCGGAGTTCGTGAAAGCATTAAAGATCCTGCTAGTTATTGGATGAACAATGTAGAAGCAAGCAGACGACTGTTTGAACGTTATCCTGAAACACGTATACTATATGCAAGCAGTTCGAGTGCATACGAACCTGATTTAAACCCTTATGCGGCATCTAAGTACGTGTTAGAAGAACTTGCGGAACGTTATCCGAATACGCTTGGAATGCGTTTTCATACAGTGTATTCGGATAGTTGTCCTAGAGAAAATATGTTTTTTAATAAATTATTCAACGGAACACTAGAATATACAACTAGACATTATAGAGATTTTGTACATTTGTTAGATGTAATTGATGCAATTAAAATTTTAATAAAGCATACTCATTTAACTGGTACAATTGATATTGGCACTGGAAAGCCAATAAAAATTCAAGAACTTGCACCAGACTTACCAGTACGTCTAAATACTCCAGGAGAAAGAAATTTCACCTGTGCTAACACAGAAAAAATGAAAGCACTAGGATTTAAACCTAAATACTCGGTAGAAAAGTTCTTGACAAACAACACTAAAGGCAATATAATAAACTTATTCAATGGAGAAACTAAATGAAAGATATCTTGCAAGACGTAGTTGCTCACACCCACGCACTAGGCTTTCTCAGTCTAGTCAAAGTTAGCAACGATGAAGGCACAACAATTGACTCAATGGCAGAAGATCGTTCTGTTATTTTGTCAGCAACAACATCAAACCCAGTAGCAGAGTTCAAAGGAACATTTGGTATGCCTAACTTAGACAAACTAAGTTTGCATCTTAAAAATCCCGAGTACAAAGACAACGCAAAGATCGATGTTGTAGAAGCAGAACGTAATGGTGAAGTTGTTCCAACACATATTCACTTTGAAAATTCGGCAGGTGATTTCCAAA